ATCTGAACTTATAGAGATGGGCTACGATGAAGACTTAGTTGCTAAAATATCTGACAATGAAGACACAGACTTTGACAATGACCCTGAGATACTATCTCGCTTTGACGACATCGGTGCAGACCGAGGTTTCAATGCAAAGGGCTACCAACGTCAAACACGACAGGTAACTGTAGTCGAGGCTTTCATTGAATTAGACCCAGAAGGTACTGGTGTTGCTGAACTTTACAAAGTAGTCAAAGCATCAAACATCTTACTTGAGAAAGAGATAGTAAAGCGACGACCATTCGTAGCATTTGTTCCACTGCCTATCCCACATGCTTTCCACGGCAACAACTTTGCTGAGAAACTACTAGGCATACAGAATGCACGTACAGTCTTAACCCGTTCCATCCTTGATCACGCTATGGTTACTAACAACCCACGTTATACAGTGGTTAAAGGTGGCCTAACGAACCCAAGAGAACTAATTGATAATCGTGTGGGTGGCATCGTCAACGTGACACGCCCAGACGCTATTAACCCTATGCCTCAAGCATCTTTGAACCCGTTTGTGTTCCAAACTATTCAGATGTTAGATGAGGATAAAGAAGATACCTCTGGTGTCTCTCGCCTGTCCCAAGGTCTTAATAAAGACGCTATAAGCAAACAAAACTCAGCGGCAATGGTCGAGCAGTTAGCTACAATGAGCCAACAGCGACAGAAGATCATCGCGCGTAACTTTGCGAACAACTTCCTAAAGCCTCTATTCTCTATGGTCTATTCATTAGTCGTAGAAAACGAGTCTGAAGAGAAGATTGTTGAGTTAGCTGGGCGTTATGTCCCTATCGACCCATCGCAATGGGCAGATAAACGTGACGTACAAGTTGAGTTCCACTTGGGCTACGGCGATCAGGAGCAACTGGTGCAAAAGCACTTGTCGTTCCATCAACTATTCTCCGCTGATCCTACCCTTGGACAAATGTACTCTCCGCAGAACAAGTTCAAGATGTTAGCATCAGTATTAGAGAAATCAGGTATCAAGAATGTTGCTGACTTCTTAACAGACCCAGCGATGATACCTCCACCGCCACCTGATCCAAATGCAGAGATGCAAATGCAGATGGCACAGCAACAAATGCAACTTCAAGAACGACAAACAGCTGTCGCTGAGATGAAGGTGCAAGTTGATGCACAAATGCGGCAAATGAAACATGAGCTAGACACTATGAAGGCTCAACAAGCATTTGCCCTACAATCTGACAAGCAAGACCTCAACGAGACTGAGTTCGAACACAAAGAGTTTGTGAACTTAGAGGAACTAGAGATCGCAAGAACAGCTGAAGATGTCAGAGCAATCGCAAGTCCAAACGGATAAGCACAACACAATAAGGAAAGCACATGGCTACACAAGAAGAGCAACTTGTGATGGCTGGAGATGAAGCTGGAGCCGTACTAAGCGGTTCCGCCTTCAATTCAGTTATCAATGAACTTGTCGAAAGAGCATTTCAGACGTTTGTAAACACTGAACCAGCAGACAAGGATAAACGGGAGTATGCCTATAACCACTATCGCGCATTAGTAGACGTGGTGGATACTCTAAAACAGCGAGTTCAAGTGCGTGACAGCATTGTTGAACAGCAGAACGGCGACAACAGCCAAGAGGAGACTGCTCCATGAACAACGAGCAAAACGTAAACTCTGAGCCGCAAGCATTAGATATTGATGATGCGGCAGACGCAATCTTAGGACGATGGGATGACGGGGAAACCTTATCTGAAGTCGAAGAAGAAGATGCAACATCTGAAGACCTTGCCGAGACAGAGGTAGATGAAGATGATGAACTAGACGATGAAGAGGACGATCAAGACGAGTTAGACCTTGAAGACCCTGACGAAGACGACACTGTTGATGAAGACGAAGATCAAGATGTAGAAGACGATGATGATGAAGAGGAAGACGACGACGAACACACAGTCGCTTCTGATGATCAAATCGTGGACATCTCAGTCAATGGCGAGTCTAAGCTGGTATCTGTAAAGGATTTAAAGCGGCTTTATGGTCAAGAAGCATCTCTAACTAAAAAGTCTCAAGATTTGGCTACCCAGCGAAAGCAGTCAGAAGAACAACTGGCTCAAACGCAGATGTCATATCAGAAGTTATTGGAACGCGCAGAAGCAAGGTACAAACCTTATGCTGACATTGATATGTTAGTAGCGTCACGCGAGATGGATGCAGAAACATTCTCTCAACTACGCCAAGACGCGAAGCAAGCAGAAGACGACTTAAAGTTCCTACAGGAAGAAAGTGGTCAGCTTGTATCCCAAGCACAGCAACAGCACCAGCAAGCAACTAGAGAAGCCGCCGCAGATTGCGTTAAGGTTCTTCAAGATCAACTGCCTGACTGGGGCAACGAACTCTATGCAGATATTCGTGACTATGCTGTCAAATCGGGATTACCCAAGGATCAAGTTGATCAGTACACAGACCCACAGGTCATCATGCTGATTAACAAAGCCAGACTTTACGACCAATCAAAACAGTCCGCCAACAGCAAGAAAGCCAAGGCCAAACTGAAAAAGTCAAAAAGCGGCAAGAAGGTTCTTAGTTCCAAGAAAGCACCACCATCTAAAAAGTCTATCCAGAAAGCTAAACAACAGAAGCAAATGGATAGTCTAAGTAGTGCTAAAGACCTCGATGATATTGCAGACGCACTCATGAGCCGCTGGGAAGATTAAATCTTCTTAAACTTAATCCTAAAATTGTAAGGAACAATTAAATGAGTACATATACCACATACAACCAAGTTGGTAAGAAAGAGGATGTTTCAGACATCATTACCAATATTTCACCATTTTCTACTCCCTGCATCGCGATGTTCAAAGACGAAAAAGTATCAGCTAGAACTTTTTCATTCCTTGAAGATTCATTAGCAGATTCAGCAGTCAATGCCCAAGTTGAAGGTAGCGACGCGAGTATGGCAACATTGACAGATGCAACTGAGCGTACAAACAACACTCAGATCATGTCTAAAGCCTTCCAAGTATCAGCAACAGCTGACGCAGTAGCTACATATGGTAGAGCAAAGGAAACTGCACATCAATTAGCTAAGAAATTGAAGGAAATTAAGAAAGACTATGAACGTGCAATGGTTGGCGTTGAGCAAGCCGCAGTTGCTGGTAATGCTTCAACAGCACGTAAGATGACTTCTTTGTTAAACCAAATTTCTACAGGAATCGATGCTGGTTCAAACGCAACAGATAGCCTTACCGAAAGCAAGCTATTGTTAGCTGGTCAAACAGCATACGACAATGGTTCTGATGTTGACACATTCATGATCAAGCCAGCAGATGCACAAATCGTAGCTGGTTTCTCAGCGGCATCAGGCCGTAATCGTGAAATCGCACAAGGCAAAACATTGGTCAATGCGATTGATTTATATGTAAGCCCCTACGGCGAATACAGAGTAGTATTGAACCGCGAGTTAAAGACAACTCACGCACTACTAATAGACCCAACAATGTTTAAAACATGTACGTTGCGTCCATTCACAAGAACACTTCTAGCGAAAAATGGCGACTCAGATCGACATCACATCGTGGGCGAGGTTTCTTGTAAACACACAAACTTTGGTGACTCAGTGAAAATCACTGGCTTATCATAAGTTCGAAATAGACCACTAGGTCTTTATTAGGCCACCCAAAGACACTCAGGTTTTGCTCTCCTTACTGTTGTCTATGGGTGGCCTTTTCACATTCTAAGGTAGCAAAATGACTAACAAAACACAGCCAACATTATTACAAACTGAAACAGACTTCGTAAGTGACCACGGAGACCTATTTCAAAAGCATACACAGCATATCTCACAGTCCTTCTTAGACGATCTGAAAGACGCTCGAAACGATAGTGGTTCGAAGCCTACAGGGGAGATGATGCGAGTGGCTTCCATTCCGACAGCTGTTGTCGAGAAGTGGATGCGAGAAGGATTTAATATCTGGGAAGCCAAGGGATCAGAGATTGTCCGTAAACTAAAGAACGAGGACTTAGATATGTTCCTCACAACCAACAAGAGGGTCTAGCTAATGAGTTTATACGATAACATGCGTAAAAGAAAAGAGTCTGGCAAAAAGCCGCGCAGGGCTGGTTCAGCTGGTGCGCCTACAGACGCAGATTTCGCTAGGGCGGCACTTACTGCCAAAACACCCAAGAAGAAACCTAAGAAAAAGAAGGCAACATAAATCATGAACAAAGGTGAAATCCGAGCACACTTTATTGCTCTTCTAAATCGTAGTGACTGTTCGAATGCTTTGGCTGACACCTTCATTGATCAAGCAATCACAAGAATACA